GTGGCTGTTCCTGGCTCATATGAAACTGGAGATCGAGGCCGTGGCAAAGGGGGGGGTGTTAATATGTGACCGCACGGTGCTCGACCCGGTCGCTTATACCTTAGTACATGGGTATATGGCCGATGCCGATACGATGTTCCAGGTCGCCCTCCCCTGGATGCTCACCTACTCGGAGATCGTGGTGAAACAGGCCAAGCGGAATCAGTATCACTTTGCCGATGGAATTCGGTCTGAATCCGATGCATTCCGGGCCGAGGTGGAAGGGGCCATGATGATGCTGTATGAAGAAGTGAAGGCACAATTCCCAAAACTGAGGATCATTTACGATTAACGGAAAGGAGAAACTGAGACGTGAGAATCGACAGGCTGTATGAGGCTATTAATGAGGCGCGAAGGTTCCTGGGTAAAGCTACACAATGTTTGGTGAAATACGATACCAGAATGACACAAAAGGGGGAAAATATTAGCTGCAAGATCATGATAACCTGCGAATCCCCAGGGCTTGCGGCGGCGACAAAACGGGCATCACTCGATCTGACACAAGCCCTTGTGAATCTCCGGAAGGACGATTATGACGAGTGAAGCGAATAAGCCAAATGAACCGAGCGTATCGAATGTAATGAATGTTTCAAATGTAACACACACAACACATGAAACGGAGGGTGACGAGCAATTGAGACAATTTGATGTTTATCAAAAATGGACTGGCCAGACATGGAACGCGAATGGCTGTCTGGAACTGGAACTCATTAACTGTATCATGGGGGTCTCGGGTGAAGCCGGGGAGTTGACCGAAATCATGAAAAAGGTCGCGTTTCAGGGACACCCGTTAAACCCCGAAACCATTCATAAAATGGCGTATGAGGTTGGTGACGTGCTGTTCTACCTCGCACGGTTGGCGGCGGCTCTCGAATTCCCCCTGAGCGCAATCGCCAAGCTCAACCGGATCAAACTGGAAGCGAGATACCCCGAGGGCAAGTTTGATTCCAAACGCTCAATTGATCGGGTTGGGTAAATGAACGAGGAAATCAGCACAATGGACATTACCCCGGAAACCGCGAACATGGCCCTGGAGCAGTTCTCGAAATTCAAGGGTAGAACATTTCGCGAATACCAATACGAGGCTATCGAGTTCGCGATGAAATCCGATAAACCGGTGGTGGCTATCGAGGCCCCCACTGGTTCGGGAAAATCGCTGATCGGCGCGATCCTCAGCCTCCTGTCCGGGGATGCGATCTACCTGGTTCACTCCAAACCCCTCCAGTCACAGGTACAGGATGATTTCCCGGAGTTCGAGATATTAAAGGGTAGGTCAAACTATATCTGCAATTATGACATGTTCAAACGCTGTGATGAATGCCCGTTCGTGACCCCGAAAGAGGGCTGTGAGCAGTACGGGTTTTGTAATTACCGGGTACAGAAGGAGGCGACATTACGACACCCCTTGAGAGTGCTTAATTACGCCTATTTCCTCAATGAATGCAACCATGTCGGTAAATTCTCCGGAAAGCCCCTGATTATCTGTGATGAGGCCGATACCCTCGAAGGTGAGCTGTTGAAATTTATCTCGCTGAACATATCCGAGAGACAGTTGTTTGAACACAAGATCGGATTACCGAAATACAAAACGACCGGGGCCAAAGAGGGCTTATCGTCCTGGATGGATTGGGCCAGGGAATCGGTACAGAAGATACAGCCGAAAATTGAGGCCCTGCGGGAGATGAGTGAACGGGATAACACCGGGGAAACTAAGAAACAGTATGATCAGGCAAATAATTTGGTAACAAATCTTGACATTTTTCAACGGTTTGTAGATGATACATGGATATGTCAGGAGATTGATGAACGGAGGAACAAGCGTTGGATATGGACTCCTACGTGGTTAACCACAGAATTAACAGAAACTTATCTCCTGAGACACGGTAAAAAATTTATACTCATGTCCGCAACATTTCCACCCCTGCATGTCCTGTGTAAGACCCTGGGGATTGATGGGAACAGCCTTGACTATATGGAAATTCCCTGCACGTTCCCCCCGGAGAATCGCCCGATCTACCTGAATCCGGTCGGGAACATGGGGGCTAAGACGATGGAAGCTGAGTTTCACAAGGTACAGGATGAGATTATTCGGATACTGGCCGAACACCCGAATGACAAGGGGCTGATACATACCAGTTCATACAAACTGGCCCGGATGATCGAGGGTATAGACCCAGACAGGATGATCTCGCACAATACCGAAAACCGGCTTGATACCCTGGAAATGTTCAAAAATTCTACCAGGCCCCTGGTAATGGTTTCCCCGAGCATGGAACGGGGGATCAGTTTAAACGACGAACTGTGCCGGTTCGTAATTGTGGCAAAATGTCCATACTTGAACCTGGGAGACAAACAAACCAGTACGCGGGTGTATTCGTCAAGGATCGGGAACTATTGGTATAAGGCCATGACCGCGCAAACACTGGAACAGCAGGTCGGGCGTGGAATCCGGAGTAAAAATGATTACTGTCATGTGTATTTACTGGATACTCATATCGCTAAACTGTTGTGCGAGAATCCGAAGCTGTTTAGCGAGTATTTCATGGAATGTATCGCATAAAGGTGAGGGCTGAAATGGCTAAGAGACGGTACAATAAGCAGGATTGGGCAGATAAGGAATTGAGCGATAACGATCAGTATCAGTACGAGTTTAATAAATACTACAGCGTGTTCGGGGATGTTGGGCGGTATTCGAGTTTCGGCGGGAAAAAGGTGCGGGAGAACGAGGAAGATTAAGAGTGGCTGAGTGAAAGGAACGGGAGCGGTGGCGAAAGATAGACGCGGGTATCGAATCCTGTCCGCTCCCCCAAGAAAGGAGATATTAATTGAGAATAATTGCCATGATAATTGGAGCATTGTTCGGAGCCTGTATAATATCTACCGTGGGTTGCGTATCATTAATGACTGTTAAATGGATAATTGCAAGTGAAAACAAAATCCTGTCCATAACGATAGCCCTATTTTGTGTGTCGTTTGTATGGATGTTGCTCACCTTGATTGGTAATGACGGTGGGATGCCGTAATATCTAAGTAAAGGGAACATAAAATGCAGGAATTTAAGGTTCAAGCATCAAACTTTTACGCCAACAGCGCCGGCTGGGCGAAAGTGAGGGCGAAATGTGGATTTTAAGGAGAAATAACATGGATAATGAACTGAAACCGTGCCCGTTCTGTGGCGCTCTTAACCTGTCGGTAAAACGAATCGGGACTTATTACGTGGAATGCCTTACGTGTGGGGTAAGCACGAAATTTTATCCTGTCGCCGCGGATGCAAAAAAAGCGTGGAATATGCGGACGGAGGGAGAAAAAAACCTGAATTTGCGCTTAGAAATCGATCGTATCCGCACTGCTAACCGCGGACTGCATGAGATACAGAATATACAACGTGATTTGATACGCGAGCTGAAAAGGGCTGTCGCCAGCGCGGGAGGGGCGAAAGTGGGTGGCCGATGAGCCTGGGGTCGGCGCTCAATGGCGTTCATGAGATGTCGGTGAGGGCGTGAGCGATGAGAATCGGAAGTCTTTTTTCCGGCATCGGGGGATTCGAGATCGGATTTGAGTGGGCCGGTATGCTCATGGGAGAACCGACAGAAATAGTTTGGCAGGTTGAAATTGATAAATGGTGCAGGGACAGGCTGGCCGAACAATGGCCGGATGCGGAAAGATTTAATGATGTCAAAACGTGCGGAAAAAACAACCTTAAATCAGTTAACATTATTTGCGGGGGATTCCCTTGCCAGCCACACAGTGTTGCCGGGAAGCGAAAAGGCAAGGAAGATGACCGTTACCTTTGGCCTGAAATGTTTAGAATCATTGCCGAAATACAACCGCGATGGGTCATTGCCGAAAATGTTTCTGGAATCGTCAATATGGCACTCGACAATGTGCTTTCTGACTTGGAAGGTGAAGACTACACCTGCTGGACGTTTAATATTCCAGCTTGCGGCATCAATGCCCCGCACAGGAGGGAAAGAATCTGGATTGTGGCAAACAATAGCATCAGAAGATTTAAAAAAAGGCAGTGCAGATGCATGGGAAAAATACAAACAAGACAAGAAAACAACACATTGCCGATTACGGAATCAGATTCAAGCGGTGAAGATGTATCCGACAGCGACAGTGCAGGATGGCGAGAACAACGGTGGGCCGAGCCAGACCATGCGAAACACTCCTCCATTGAACTCGGTATGCGGGGGCAGCCTGAATCCCGCATGGGTAGCACTGATGATGTGCTTTCCGCTGTTATTGAACAATGGCCGCATGTCGCGCCGCTTGGAATGGCTCAGTACGATTTTGAACCAAACAGAACCACAACCGGATTCCCCGACAGGGCAAAATGGTTGAAAGCGTTGGGCAATGCGGTTGTTCCTGTGATACCGATGGTGATTTTGAGCACTATCATTGAATGGGAGAGGAAAAATAATGGCAAAATCAAAAATTGAATGGACTGAGTACTCGTGGAATCCGGTAATGGGGTGCGATTACCATCACTGGAGCGAAGAAGTGCGTTTTCATTTGGACGTGCTTCGGGAGCCGCTCTCATGGCGGAAGCCGCGGCGGGTGTTCGTGTGTAGCATGAGCGATTTGTTTCGCTATGCTGTGCCAGCGGAATTCATCAGGCTGGTATATGAGGTGATGCAGGAGGCCGAACAGCATACGTTTATCGTGTGCACAAAACGCTCGCATCAGTTGGTTCCCATGTTGCATGGCGAGCTTGGCAACTGGTATTTCGACGGGGGTGATTATCTGCCAAACGTGTGGCATCTAACCACGGCCGAAAATCAGGGGAATGCGGATTGGCGCATACCGCCACTGCTCAAGCTGCGCGATAAGTCACCCGGTTGGCCGGTGCTTGGGGTAAGCGTTGAGCCGATGCTGGCTCCGGTTGACCTGTCGCGGTGGATAGATAGGCTGGACTGGGTGATCGCGGGGTGCGAGACGGGGCCGAACCGGAGGCCGGCGGAAATCGACTGGTTCCGCTCGCTGCGTGACCAGTGCCAGGCCGCGAAGGTGCCATTTTTTCTTAAGCAGGCAGAGATCAATGGGCGGGTCGTTAAAATGCCGGAGCTTGACGGGCGGGTATGGGATGAGACGCCGGGAACTGGAGGTCACAATGCTTGAGCATCCGATTATTTTCTCCCGGCCGATGGTTCGGGCGATCAAATCCGGGCGCAAAACGCAAACCAGAAGGGTAGCACCCCCGGCGCGGCATGGCAATACGTTGCAGTGCCCGTATGGTGTACCGGGCGATCGTTTATGGGTCCGCGAAACGTTTCGCATCAAGAAATCGAAAACCTTCTGTGACACTGTGTTTTACAACGCAGACGATCTCAAAGGAAATCACCGATGGACCCCTTCAATCTACATGCCGCGCTGGGCCTCCCGCATCACGCTCGACATTACAGGTGTTCGCCTGGAACAATTACAGGACATCAGCGAGTCGGACGCAGAAGCGGAGGGTGTGGAAAAGAGCGGCGGATGGAATGCAGACGAAACGGAATATGGAGTTAATTATCGCATACCTTTTTCGCGGCTCTGGGACTCAATCAACGCCACGCGCGGCTATGGATGGGAAACAAATCCCCGTGTATGGGTGATAACATTTCGACGGCTGGAGGACAGATGAGCGTTAACGTACTCCTGGAGTGCTCGTGCGGCGAGGAGCTGCACTATAAGTCAAACCAGCCGTCGAACGCGGTGCTCTGCCCGTATTGCGGGGCGGAAATCGCGGTTGACAGCGGGCGGCGGGTAACGGAGATCATCGAGGGAGAACGAGGAGGATGAGGATGATCACGGTTGAAGCTATCATCAAAGAGTGGCTATCTGCCAATGGATACGCTGGTCTCTGTAATCCAGACAGTGATTGCGGATGCTCTATAGAGGACTTTGCGCCGTGCTGTAGTTCAATTAAGGACTGCTACCCGGCCTATGAGCTGGAGTGTCCTAAGCATGGTTCATTCTATGGCACCACCAAAGATTGTAAGTGCTACTATTGTAGCGAGGAGGGCTGAGCAATGAGAGAATTCCGAGTGAGAGCGGCGAATTTCTACGCCACGTATAACGCCGGGAAATACATGGCAGAGAACGCCGTGGACGCCATTGAGCAGGCGAAACAGGAGATGCGGAAATTTAACATGAATCCGGGCGAGTATAAATTTTTTATTGTAGATAAATTCCCGCATGAAAGGGGGGAATGAGGAAGATGAAATTTGTTCGTTTAACAGATTTGTGGACGGGTTATGATGTATTGATTAATGTTAGTGATATTGTCTGTGTGGATATGCACTTAAGCAATCAACAATTTCAGACTACGAAAAAATTCATCCCGGATGGCTCGGAAGTCTATCTCGCAAAAGACAAACATAATGGCGGGCCGGTTCTGGTTAAGGAATATCCGGAACAAATTCTTTGTGAAATTTATAGTGCGTAAAGTGATCTAATTCACGAAGTGTTGCAATCGAGGGTAATAAGGCCGATCCTCGTTAAACATGACGGCTGATTTCGGAGACACACGAAAAGCCTGGATGGAACTCAAACACAAAATATATCACTGTCCTGGCCGTAACCGAGAAATGGAGGGGTTAATGAAGTAATTGCGGCATAATAGTATAGCACGGGGCGGGTCGTTCCATAATCGGCTCGCCAGGGTATATAGAATTGCCGTAATGTCGCTGTAATGTCACTGTAATGTCACCACGAAAGGATTAATAGCCATGCCGGGAAGCAACACGAGATTTACCGTCAAGTCTATTGTGCATGACTGGTTGATTTTGAATGGCTATGACGGGCTGTGTGAGGTTGGTTGTGGTTGTGGTTTGGACGGGCTTATGCCGTGCTCGGAACCCCTGAGTGGCTGTAGACCCGCCTATCGTTTCGAGTGCAAGGTACACGGTACAATATACGTGCCGGAGCGTGACGGCAAATGTCCCGAATGCGCGGAACAGGAGGGTGGATGAAAAAACCCCTGATCATATATCTATCGTTTCTGGTGACTGCTTCAGCCTTCGCATTCTACGCCGGTTGGACATATTGCGAGCGTGATATGTTACAGGGGCGCATGAATGACCGGATCACCGGCATCGAGGCCGAATTGCTGATTACCAGGGGGCGGGTGGATAATCATGGGGAACGGATCAATAATCACGCGGATTCGCTGTTGATCCTGCAACGGTGCGCGAATTCGGCGGGATGGCTGAAGGTGAAACGGATTCAAGAAAAACGTATACAGAATAACCGTATACAGAATAAACAGATTCAAGGTGAACAGATTCAAGGTGAACGTGCGCAACAAACCGGAGGTGAATAATTGTTTGACGAGACTGTCAGGGAAAAAATCGAACCGAAATATCCGTATGTAAAAATCCTCGTGTCAAGAGAAACAATACTTGACGACCCGATCCGGGTGGCAAAAGCGGCTGTCCGGGGAATGTGGAAAAAGAAAGTCGCGGATCAGGAGATCAAGAATTTTATCGCGGAATGGAGCCGGGTCAGGGAGCGTGATGTTATCGGCATTCTCCGCAAATGGGTATACATCGGGGTGTCCACGTCCCCCAAAGTCGATGATGGGGGGGTTATCGTACAGTGAACAAACAGGATCAGCCAAGAGAAACGTTTCGTGATGTGACGCGGGTAAAAGTCGAGACTTACCGGCACAAAATGGCATTTGAATATTGGGTAGGTTTGGGGCCAAGCAGATCATTCGCGGCGGTCGCCCGTAAATACGGGGTATCCACAACGGCGGTACAGCACTGGTCTGTGTCGTTCAATTGGCGGGATCGGTTGCCGGAACAGCCTCTACCCACAATCGAGGATATTGTTCTCGCAAACAGCCCGATCAATCAGATTGTCGCGGAACCCGATAAAATCCATTACCGGGGTGAGGTACAGCAGGTACGCGGTATTATTGTCGCCATGATACGGGAGTTTGTTACGGTAAACCCCGATGGCTCCATGTCGCCTAAATTCCGTACACGAAACGCGGCCGAGGCTATGCGGGTAATCAAAGCCTATAATGAGATTGTCCGGCTCGATCTGGACATTGCTAAGGCACTCCAGAAGGGCGGCGAGGAAGAAACAGAGAAGAAAGATTTGTTTAATAAGATAACCAATGAGGAAGCCCTTGGAATCCTGCTCGGAGATAAAAGAACTACAGACGAACTTGCAAGACGAATTGAGACAGCAGATTATCAGGAAATACATCGAGGACGGCCTGAAAACCTACACGGACGTGTATCTGCTCATGATGGCGCTGAAGGAGCCGAAAGTTGGGACGAGGAAGATATGTAGTCAACCGGATCACTGTTCCCCGTTCAAGGCCCTGGCTGATATAATGCTCGATCGGGTGTCGAGCTACGTTGCATGGGCAAACCGTTGCGGCTCCAAGACATACCTGTTCGGCGGCCTCGATACCTGGTGGAAATCGATAACCAAAGAACGATACGAGACCAAGATTCTCGGCGGGTCTGAGGAACAGGCTAAATTGTCATACAAAGCGATTGATGACTTTTGGCGGTTGACCGGGTTGGGGCCGGAATACATTAAAGGAAGGTCGTTAATATCCCGCACTGAATTCAAGAACGGCTCCGAGGTGTCCATTCTCACGGCCTCCACGAAATCAGTGCGCGGCCCTCACCCGCAACGGTTGCTCCTGGATGAGGTCGATGAGATCGAGAAAGAGGTGTTTGAATCGGCCCTGTCTCAGCCGGTGTCCAAATACGGGCATGGCGCGGTTCTCGGAATGTTCTCCACGAACCACAAAGTTGCCGGGCAGATGGACGCGGCGATCCAGAACGCAATCGAGAAGGGTATACCTGTATATAAATATTGTATATGGGAATGTATCGAGTCATGCCGGGACTATGAGTGTTCGACCTGTCAATTGTCGAGCCTGTGCCCCGGAAAACAGGTCAAGGAGGCCGATGGGTACTACAAGATTAGTGATTTTATCCAGAAGCTCACGACCCTTTCCATGCAATCCATACAGCGCGATTGGCTGTGCATCAAAACCGGTACTACTGATTTAGTATATCAAGAGGAATGGGATGAGGATGTGCATCTCGTGAATATCCCGCTCAATCCGCACAAGCCGGTCACTCTGTCAATCGATTGGGGCGGGGCGCATCCGTTTTCAGTCGGGGTATGGCAGGTTGTCCCGGACGTTGGGCATGTTCGAGTCGCTGAAATATACGAGTCCGGGACGAATCAACGGATACTGAGGGCCGCGAAAAAGGCCCCCTGGTGGAAGCTGATTAAAAAGATAATCTACGACCCGGCGCGGAATGATCTCGCAACCGAATGGATGGACGAATTAACGGGTAAGCGGGTGAAGTTTATCAAGGCGCAGAATGACGTTGACCCCGGAATCGAACAGGTCAAAAACGCGCTGAGACCGTTGCTCGGAAACCCGAAGATATTCATCAATCGCGCCTGTATCGCAACCAGAACGGAATTCGGCGCGTACTCGGTACATCCCAAGTCAAAAAAGATTGTCCCGGAGTTCGATCACGCGATGGATGAAATACGGTATTACGTCATGGAGGAGATCGCCGAGGGAACAGGGGGGAGTTTGGCGACAATATCGCATGATGTAAGCCCGGAGTAGATCGGTAAGTCGGGAGTGAGGCAGTAAATCCTGTGAGAAATTCTATATAGGTAAAACAATTCCTCGTAACACGCCACGCAACACGCCTCGCAGTAATCCTCTCACATACCCCAGGTATAGTGTTCCCATGTATACGCTATACTCGACAGGCGCTCCTTTACCCGGAACGCCTGTTTTTTTACTTGACAATATATGACAAAATAGTGATATTCATGGTGGAATATACTACTGTAGACTAAGGGGAATGCATGAACTTACAGTTTTTCAGGCGGGACAGGGATATACCGGATCGGGATAAGGATATACCGGATGTCGAGAAATTGAAATCCGAGATAGCCACGTTACAGGCTTCCCTGAATATCCTGTTGAACGCCCAGGAGCAGAAACCGACCAGGTACACCGGCAACCCATACCCTGATTATCAAACCAAAGTCCGGGCGCTCTCGAAGGCGTATGACGGCGAGGCCGAATGGGGAAGTCTTACCGTCCGGAACATTGTCGATGTACGTGCGGCGTTCCTGATCGGCGGCGGCGTGAGGGCTGTGCGGGTCGAGAATGTAAAGGGTGACGCGAAACGGGAACTGGAATTTCTGGATAAATTTAAACTGGTAAACAAGATCAGCCGGAAACTGTCCATCGACTGGGCGCGGGAAGGCGAGATCGAGGGGAAATTCCTCACGAGCCTGACCCCTGAAGATGGAAATATCAGAATCAGGCACATCCCCTGGTCTAAGATCGCCTATACGGTCGAAACCCCTGAAAACGAATTTGATGAATATCTCCGGGTGGTGTACGAGGGCCTGAATCCGTTTACACTCACCGGGAATAAATTCGCGTATGTCCGGTTTGGCGGGAGATCGGATCAGGTGAATACCCCGGCCCCGAAGGTGTCCCTGGTGCTGAGACATATAGAGGACTTGGACAAGGCGCTATGGGATTGGAGAAAAATCAATCACCTGTACGCGGCCCCGACCCCTGATTTCGAGTGTGATGAGCCATCCCAGGTTGATGATCTCCGGGAACATATACGAGCCACAAACTGGAGATTGGGCAAGGCGATCATTCACACAGGTAAATTTACACTTGTATCCCATAACGGCGAGGGGTATACGACCCTCCAAAATGAGATCATGGGGTCGATTAAAATCATCTCCGGGGCGACCGGTGTACCGGTGCATTTCCTCGGGGCGGTTGACCTGGTGAACTCGAAATCCGTTGCGGATAACCTGCTCGAATTGATCGTGCTGTCCACAACCCAGGAGCGGGACGCCTGGGCTTCGTTCTATACAGAGCTGTTTCGGAACGCCATCAAGCTGTATAACGAGAGCTATAATAATAATTTAGACCCCAACGCGGTCGAGGCGCACATCCCGTATGTATCGAGCGCGAAACTTACTGAAATAACCCAGGTCTGGTTGCCGTTGTACGTGCAGGGGGCGTTGAGCCTCGAAACCCTATTGTCCAAAATCCCGGAGGTGAATGTAGACCTTGAGGTCGAACGGGTTAAACAGCAGCAGATTGAGCGGGAACGGCGGCAACAGCAGAGGGAAGCGCGGGAGGCCAATGATAAACTGAAATTCCAAAAGGATAATAGAAATGCGGCAAATTCTCAGGGCTGAAATTCAGAACCTTGACCGTTCCGAAGTGCTCAATATGGTTGACCGGAACACACTGGACAAGATCAAAATATCCGATCCGAATCCTGAATTACGGGTGTTCGCGGTCGGGCATGAGGGACAGGCGACCCCGAACATGATAGGTGTTGGGGCGAAGGTGCTGAATTGCCTGAAACGCGCTGTGCAGATGTTGACTGAGAAATTGTCGATCGGAACCCCGGTGTTTAACGGCCATGTGGCAGGTACGAACTCCCATGAGGGCCGGGTCAAGATCGGGGAAGTGGTTGGGAAGGCGATACGGGAAATTGGCGATAAGTTATACTCGCTCGCGGTTGTCCACCTGAATCCGAGTTTCCGGAACCAGGTGTATGACATTGCGAGTGTCGAGGCCGATGTGCAGTTCTCCCAGGATGGACGGGAGGCGTGGATTGAGGCCATTGAAAATGTTACCGGGGTGGCATTGGGCCATTCCGCAATTGACCGGCCCGGATTTCCGGGCGCGACATTACTCGGGTGCATACAGGCATTCGCAGAAAGGACAGGTACGATGAATAAGGATGAGATCATTGCGGCGGTGAAGTCGGGCGGGTTCAAGGTTTCCGATGTGTTTGAGGTTGAGGAAATTTTCAAGGACTCGAAGGTCTTGGATCGGGTGAAGGACGAAAAGCGCGATCTGTATCAGCAGAACAAGCGGATTGAAAAGGAACTGATCGAGGAACGGGACGCGCACACCAAGACAAAGAACGATTTCGAGACACAGTTGAACAAGCTCCGGGGTGAGGCGACACAGGCAAAGGCAATCGGAGTTCTGGACACGCTGATTGCCGAACGGAAACTGGACGACCGCCAAACCGCATATATCAGGAAAGGGTTCAACACATTCGACACCAAGGCAACCGATGAGAACGGGCTGAAAACCGACCTGAATAAGTTCCTCGATGCCGGACTCGAAGATTACCGTAAAACCGCCGAGATTTTCGGGGTGAAACTGGAACCCCAGGGAGACGCGAATAAAACGGGTGATGGGAATAAAGGGGGATCAGGCAAGGGATCGGGCGAGGGATCGGGGGATAAGGCAAAATCCCAGGGTAATGAATATGGTAATCCCGGAACGAATGATTTTATCCCGAAAGTCGGGTAATCTGATATTCGCGTAATTCAATAAAGTAAAACATTGTAGGTTATGCATACACTAATAATCTAATTAATAAGAAAGGGATTTATATGCCTGCAACAAATTTTAATCTGCTCACAAATATTTTTGCAAGCTTTCGCGTGACCGCACCCCCGATTGTCGGGTATATGGCGGGACAGATCATCAAGTCCGGCGATACTGTCGCGGTCGTGGTCGAGAATCTTGAAGGGCTTCAGGACGGCGCGGCTGTCTACAAGGCCGAGAAGATCAAACTCCCCTGCTCGGCGGCAGAGGGGCCGTTGCTGGTCGGTTCGAAGGTGTACGCCGATGTGTTCAACGGTGTGATTGTGTTTAACGGCGGGGGCGGGACATTTCCCCCGTGCGGTATTCTGGTCGATCCGGTCGAGGTGGGTGATGTTACCTGTATTATCGATCTCGATGGAACGCTCGCGGCTCACTATCTGGATTACTCCCAGGCCGCTCATGATCATGACGGGGATTATTCCCTTATTAGCCATGATCACAATCTGGCCTATTCCCTTATTGGCCATGATCACGATCTGGCCTATTCCGTACTCACTCACAATCACGATCTGGCGTACTCCGCGATCGATCACACTCACACGTAATGAATCGCGGCTGTACGGATTGAGCGCGTAAGTGCAACCAAACAAACCATGACACTTTAGGAAAGGAAATACACATATGAGGGGACGTATCATCGAAGGCTGGTCGCGGGTTGATTTTAAAAGCCCTGCGGATCAGCAGAAATTTGTCGGGGCCATGAATTTTTTCATGCAGAAGCCCGAGCGTAACCCGGAGCTTCGCGGGGCAATTCAGGCGTTCACCACAAAGGGCGATTTTCCCGCCGATGTTCGCGCAATCCTTGACAAGTACAAGGAACAGCCCGAATTCGATCTCGGCTATGAGCAGATTTTTGATATTCGGGACTTCACCAGAACACAGGAATCCGGCTTTGACATTGCGACCGTGAAGAATGGTCTGATGTTCTCGGAAATTAAGGTTGGGGAGAAGGCCAAGCTCTATAAAATGTCCGGCGACCTCGTGACTGTGCCGTTCTATCAGTACGGCGGTGGGTTGGGGTGGAGCCGCATTTGGTTTGATGACAAAAAATATTGGCTCATCGAGGACACCGCAATCGCGTTCCGTAACCGCGCCTATTTCGACCGGAGTAATGTGTTCTATAATCTGATCGAGGGGATCGGCGCGGGACAGAATCTCGCATGGCAGGCGGTCGAGGGGAGCATTCCCGACACGAACGAGAATTATGTTCCGATCCGGGATGTCAAAACCATTAACGCCGCGTGTCTCGGAATCCTTACCGATCTCCAGGGCCTGGGTATGGGTGCTACCGCGAACAGTGAATTCATCCTCCTGGCTCCGGTCGCCCTGAAAGAGCGCCTGATCCGCGCCCTGGCTCTCGTGTCTCAGCCGTTTGCGGGTTCCCCGGCTCGCCTGGTGTATAATGTCCGGCCCGTCTGGACAATGATGCTGAATGACACCGCAAGCTATTACATCTGTTTCCCCAAGGCCAAGGCCAAAGGCGGGTATCGCCAGGATTTGACGATCTTCGCGGACTTCGACATGCTGTCGTATGCGGACGCGGCTGTCGGGTGGATGCGGTTCGGTGGGGCTATTGGTGAGGTGAGACAGTTCCGGCGCTGTGCAACCGCCTAAATGTGACAGGCGGTGATCGCGGGGGTGGGGTTTAGCGCCCCACCCCCTAAGTATCGGGATAGTATAATATATCATTGTAATATACCATTGTAATATACCATAAGGGGCTGTACATGGCGCTGATACCGGGACAAAACACATGGGCGACCGTTGCGGACGCGGATAATTACCTGAATCACAGGGTCGGGGCCGATGCCTATTGGGGGAACCTCGATAACGCCGAAAAGGAAATCCCGCTCGTGACCGCGTACAATTGGTTGACTGAGTGCGGACAGTACACGTTCCCGGATGCCATCACGCCGCGCATGATAATGGCCCAGGCTGAAATGGCGCTGTTCCTGTTACAGCATGGGGCTGATCTTGATATTCGGATGGGATTGCAGGCCCAGGGCGTGACAGTTGCCGGGATAGTCAGGGAAACGTATCGGGGCGATCCCGGAGTGCCTGTTCCCCCGGTCGTAAAAGCTATGCTGAGGGATTACGATAAGGCCAGGTCGTTCGCGATTGTGGACATTGAACGGGATGAGGATCATGGGGTCGATTACGATGCGTTCGGGAATTTGAATATATGATAAATGCATATATGACTGATACCGTGATACTGAGACAATCCCAAGGCGCGGATAAATGGGGCGAGCCGGTTGCGCCTGTGGAAACGGTAATCAGGGCGCGGGTCGAATATAAAACCAGACAGGTCGCCTCGGTGCGCGGACAGTTGGTAATAGCGACCGGAATTGTGCTCATGCAACCAAGACA